GTGGTATTGTTGCGCCCGTGCTTAGTGGGAGCATTCAAAAAGTGGCGTGATGAGGCGCAGTAAAGCGAATTGAAACCGGTTCCAACAAGGAGGCCTCCGGAAGTGGATTCACCTGCAGGTGACAAGACCATTGGCATGAGATTGTCCCGCTTTTTCTGCGATGAGACGTTAAGGATTCTTCGTTTGGCGGTACGCCTGGCGGGCCTCCTTCGTCTGACCGAGTAGGACTTGCGTCGGGTGACCCTTGCGCGGGGTCGGGTGATCCTCCTCCTCCTCCGATAGCTCTTCCGCCAAGCCATGCTCTAAGGCGGAAATGCGTGATTCGTGTTCCAAAAGAGTAAGAAGAACTTTAGACGAGGTATTAGCGCTATTCGTTAACGCCTTGGCAACTTCAGCTAGGAGCTGAGAGATTTGAGCGGGGTCGGACATTTTGACGGGCTCGGGTTCTTGATAAAACCCGAAGAGGGGGGGACCGGGCCTTATATAAACGAGGTGTGTCCCTGTGTCCCTGTGTCTGGGTAGATAACATTAATAACTACCCAGACACAACATGCCCAATGCAGTCACGTGGAAATTTCGCTATGCCCTCCTCACCTACGCCCAATGCGGAGACCTCGACCCTTGGTCAATTGTTTCATTATTTGCAGGACTTCGAGCTGAGTGCATCATTGGACGAGAAAATCATCAAGATGAAGGGGTACATCTTCACGTATTCGTCGACTTCGGGAGGGTTTTTCGGTCAAGACGTACAGAAGCATTCGATGTTGAGGGACGCCATCCGAATGTGCAGCATGTTAATCGAACTCCGTGGGTGGCGTACGATTACGCAATCAAGGAGGGAGATGTGGTTGCTGGGGGAGCAGAGAGACCCAAGGAGGGAGGTGGAACTGAGGTATCAAGAGTTGGTGATGTCTGGCCTGAAATCATGGCAGCAGAAAGTCGAGATGAGTTTTTTGACTTATTGTCGAAGCTGGCTCCTCGGAGCCTCGTCTCTAGTTTTAACTCGTGCAGAGCGTTTGCCGAGTGGCGCTATCGAGTCGATCCTGAACCATATCGAAACCCCGATGGATTGCACTTCGAAGCAGATCGAGTGGCATTGCTGCATGAGTGGGCTGAGGAAAATGTGGGAAGACGCATATCAGGTAAGTGTTTTCTCACACCCTACGCTTCGCTCCGGGGTTCGCGGGGAAAGGAATGGTGGCTTGTGGCATTTAGAACATGAGCCACCCCCTCCCCTGCGCCCCTTCGGGAGCTCGGGGGGGGCCCCCAAGGGGCTCGCTGGCGGTGTATACTAATCCCGTTTAGACAGAGCAAGAAGTCTGGTGCTCATTGGACCTACTAGAATGGGAAAAACATTATGGGCGAGAAGTCTCGGTAACCATGCCTATTTCGGAGGCTTATTCAGCTTGGATGAAGATCTCGAAGCGGTCGATTACGCGGTCTTCGACGACATGATGGGAGGGCTGGAGTTTTGGCACTCATACAAGTTTTGGTTAGGGGCCCAAAAACAGTTTTACGCCACTGACAAGTACAAGGGGAAGAAACTGATCAAGTGGGGCCGACCATGCATCTACGTGTCAAACAATGACCCTAGGGAGGATAAGGGGGCGGATATCAATTGGTTGGAAGGAAATTGTGTATTTCATTATGTGTCAGAGCCGCTGTTTAGCGCTCGTGCCAGTACCATGTCCCCTCCGGGACAAACTGAAACGAGGCTGTCCCAGCCTGAGCCGGAGATTCTAGCCTAACCATGTCCCAAATATATACATCACCTAAACCGGGCTTGCCTTCTGTAGAGTATGGGTTGGAAACCATGCCCTGATCGTTTTCGTCGTCGTCATAAACGATATTTTTGTTGATTGGAATCCATTGCTTGATGTTCACGATCTTTCCACTTTCGTTGCCAGGATTAAAAGACCTGACGCGATCGTAGAGAAGGGTGACACGCGTCTTGTCGACTTTAGCCGTGTAAGGGTCGTACCAGTCGGTATTTTGCACACCCTCAAAGAGGAGTGTCGTTATCTGGGTGAGAATAGGAGATTCAATGGTGTTGAGAGCCCTGACGGTAGATTCACCGTACTCAGGCTGAAGACCATCGATTGGTGGGATAAGAGAATTGTTGATCCAAAAATTACGTATTTGGGGACCTTTGAGAGCGAAGGCGACACGTCGCCAAGACCATGTGCCGCCTGCGCCAAGCTTAATATTGATCCTTTCACGGTAGCCTCGTGCAAAGGTAGTGGTATTGTTGCGCCCGTGCTTAGTGGGAGCATTCAAAAAGTGGCGTGATGAGGCGCAGTAAAGCGAATTGAAACCGGTTCCAACAAGGAGGCCTCCGGAAGTGGATTCACCTGCAGGTG